ACCGCGCTGGTGCGGCGCCCGGGCAGCCTGCGCGGGCCCGGCAGCGAACGGGTCGTCCCGGATTTCCTGCACATCGACGCGCAGCGTGATGAACTGGCCGGGTACGACGCATGCTTCTACTGTGCCGGTGCGCCACCGGTCGGCACTGCCGAGGCAGAGTACCGGCGCGTGACCCTGGACACCACACTGGCAGTGGCCCGCGCCTGGGCTGCGGTGAATCCGCAGGGGTGCTTCCTGTATGTCTCCGGCGCAGGCGCGGACCCGCAGAGCCGGCTGATGCCGCTGCGGGTCAAGGGCGAGACCGAGGTGGCGTTGCAGGCGCTGCCGATGCGCGCTGTGATGCTGCGTCCCGGCGGGGTCAGGCCGGTGCCGGGGACCGGTACCCGGCATGCCGTGCTGAAACCCCTGTACTGGGGCGGCGCACCGTTGATGAAACTGGCCGGTGCGCTCGCGCCCTCGCTGATGACCAGCAACCTGGCGCTGGGCATGGCCATGATCGCCCTGGCCGGAAGAGAAAACCCGCCGGCCACGATCGAGTGCGCGGATATCAACCGGATCGCGGCGGGCGTGCGCGATCCGTCCGCCTGACCTCAGCGCGGCGCAGCCTCCAGCGCGGTGCGCACTGCCAGCGCTAGGTCACTGCGGGTGAACGGCTTCGGCAGCAGGGCGGCTGCACGCCCCTGCGCGCCAACCGCATCGTGGTCGCGTGGATAGCCTGACGTGAACAGGACCGCGATTGCCGGCCATCGCTCACGCACTTCACGCACCAGCTCCCAGCCGGACATGCCTGGCATCACCACGTCTGAGAACAGCAGGTCGACCTTGGTGTCCGGCCGTTCCAGCAGCCGCAACGCCGAGGGGCCGTCGTGCGCTTCCAGCACGCGGTACCCCAGCAGGCGCAGCGCATCGACCGTATGCGCACGGACATCGTCGTTGTCCTCGGCCACCAGCACGGTTTCCTCGCGTGGCGAGTAGCCGGCCAGGCCCGTCTGCGGCACGCGAGCCTCGCTAGGCAGCGCCAGCGGCGAGCGCGGGAACATCATGGTGATGCTGGTACCGCCGCCTTCCACCGAATCGATCAGCACGTGGCCGCCGGACTGCTTGACGAAGCCGTGCACCATCGACAGGCCGAGCCCGGTGCCGCGGCCGACCTGCTTGGTGGTGAAGAACGGCTCGAACACGCGCGCCAGGGTGGCCGCGTCCATGCCGTGGCCGTTGTCGCGCACCCGCAGCATCACGTACTCGCCGGGGGACGCATCCGGGAACAATGCGGCGTAGTCGTGGTCGAGGTGGCTGTTGTCGACTTCGATCACCAGGCGGCCGCCGTGCGGCATCGCGTCGCGCGCATTGACCGCCAGGTTCAGCACCGAGGCTTCCAGCTGGCTGATGTCGATCTCCACGCACCAGATGTCCTCGGCGGTGCGGATGTCCAGTTGCACCAGTTCGCCCAGTGCCCGCTGCAGCATGTCCTGCATGTCCAGCAGACACTCATTGAGGTTGGCTGCCTGGCTGCGCAGCGGCTGGCGCCGGTCAAAGGCGAGCAGGCGCTGGGTGAGGCTGGCGGCACGGCCAACCCCCTTCAGGGCATTGTCCAGGGCGCGGCTGGCCATCGCGCCGGGCTCGCCGGCCCGTTCGCTGAGCAGCATGGCGTGCTCGATGTTGCCGGAGATCACCGTCAGGATGTTGTTGAAATCATGCGCGATGCCGCCGGTGAGCTGGCCGACCGCCTCGATCTTCTGCGACTGGCGAAGCGCATGCTCGGCCTGCCGCCGCGCAGTGGTTTCCACCGCCTCCGATACCACGGCGGTGGCCACGCCGTCGGCGTCCAGCAGCGGGCGCAGCGAGACATCAAAGCTGCGCCGGCCGGTGGGCAGCTCCAGCTCGAGGGAATGCAGCGAGCTGCGACCCTGTGCCGCCGCGGCGACGGCCTGGTCAACCACCGCGCCGACGCCGTCGGTGTTGGCGAACCACAGGGATTCGCCGAAGCGCTGGCCGACAATGTCCTTCTTGTCGGCCAGCACGGCGGCCAATGAGGCGTCATTGGCATCGACCACGCGCCCGGACAGATCCAGCAGCACCTGATGCTGGAAGCTGGATTCGAAGATCGCCTGCAGCCGCCGCTTGCTGGCCCGCAGTTCGGCGGTGCGCGCCTGCACCTGCTGCTCCAGGGCCTGGTTGTCCTCACGCAGGGCCAGTTCGGCCTGCTTCAACACCGATACGTCGCTGCCCATGCAGATGTAGCCGACCACGCTGCCGTCGGCTGCATGCTCCGGCACGCAGTCCATCTGCACGAATCGTGACTCGCCGCTGCGATGCACGAGCTCGACCTGGAAGCTGGTGCGCTCGCCCTGCAGCACGCGTTCCAGGCTGGGGAGGGCATGTTCGAAGGCGCTGATGCCGCTGACATCGCGGGCAAGGCGGCCCAGCAGTTCGGCCTGGCTCACGCCATGCCAATCCAGGAACGCCTTGTTCGCGAAGCGGTAGCGGTGGTCCTTGTCGAGCCGGGCGATCAGCGCCGGAACGGCGTCGGTCACCTGCTGCAGCTGCGCCTGGCTTTCATTCAGCGCAGCCTGCGCCTGCACCAGCTGGTTGCGCTCGTGGGCTTCCTGCCGCGCGCGACGGATGGCATCCGGCAAGCGCTGCAGGCGCTGCTTCACCACATAGTCGCGTGCGCCGCGGGTCAAGGCCTGCACGGCCAGCTCTTCGGTCAGGGTGCCGGAGACGAAGATGAAAGGCGTGTGAGGGATGCGCTCGCGCGCCAGCGCGAGGGCCGCATCGCCATCGAATCCGGGCAGCACGTGGTCGGCCAGGATGATGTCGAAGGGGCGATTGTCGATCGCCTCGATGAACGCATTGCGGGTCCACAGCCGCTCGGCCTCGAAGTCGAGGCCTGCACGCTGCAGCTGTGCGCTGATCAGCTCCGCGTCAAGCGCGCTGTCCTCCAGCATGAGGATGCGCAGGCGCTCGCTGCGGCGCGATCCATCACGCATGGTGCTGCCCCGAACCGTTGGGCCGGTGCGGCGGTGGCTGGTTGGTGATGCCCCAGAACATGCCCAGCCCCTGGATGGCATCGAAGAATTCCTTGAAATCGACCGGCTTGACCACGAATGCATTGACGCCCAGTTCGTAGCTCCGCACCAGGTCCTGCTCCTCGCGCGAGGAGGTCAGCATCACGATCGGGGTGCTGCTCAGCTGCGCGTCGGCACGGACCTGCTCGAGCACCTCCAGGCCGTTCACCTTGGGCAGCTTCAGGTCCAGCAGCACCACGACCGGGCCGCCGTGCATGGCGCCGGCGAACTTGCCTTCGCAGCGCAGGTAGTCCAGCGCCTCGGCGCCATCGCGCACGTGGACGACGTCGTTCAGCAGCTGGCAGCGTGACAACGCGGCCATCGTCAGCTCGGCGTCTTTGGGGCTGTCCTCGACCAGGAGGATCGGCCGCAGGTCCCTCATGGGTGATCTCCTGTGGAACGGGGTAGGGTGAAATGGATCGTGGCGCCCTTGCCGGGCTCGCCCTCGGCCCAGGTGCGGCCGCCGTGGCGGCCGATGATGCGGCGCACATTGGCCAGGCCGATGCCGGTGCCTTCGAATTCCTCGACGTGATGCAGGCGCTGGAATACGCCGAACAGCTTGTCCACGTAGCGCATGTCGAAGCCGCAGCCATTGTCGCGCACGAAGAAGTGGTCTTCGTCGTCGTTGCGCTCGTGGCCGATCTCGATGACCGCCTGCTCGCGCTCGCGGGTGAACTTGATCGCGTTGCCCAGCAGGTTCTGCCAGACCAGGCGCAGCATGGTCGGATCGGCCTCGACTTCCGGCAGCGGCGCCAGCGTCCACTGCACGTCGCGGCCGGCATAGTCCAAGGCGAAGGACCTGCGCACGTCCTCGGCCAGCGCAGCCATGTCCAGCCGCACCCGGCCCACCGTCGAGCGGCCCATCTGCGAGAAGCTCAGCAGGTCATCCACCAACGTGCCAGCCGATTTCGCCGATTCCACGATGGTGTCGAGGAAGCGCCGTTCGGTGTCGTTGAGACGCTCGCCCGCAGAGCTGCCCAGCAGCTCCGAGTAGCCGACGATGTGGCGGAAGGGAGCGCGCAGGTCGTGGCTGACCGAGTAGGAGAACGCTTCCAGTTCCTTGTTGCTGCGCACCAGCTGTTCGTTCAGCTCCGCCATTTCCTCGGCCTTGCGCAGCACGATGTCGACAATGGCGGTGCGCATTTCGTGCGCGGCATCGCAGTCGGCATCACTCCACGGCAGGCTGCGCTGCTGCACGGTCTCCTTCCACGCCTCGAACGAGTTGCGCGGCGACAGGACCATGCCGGGTGCCTCGGTCTTGCGCGGGTCGCCTCCCCAGCGCACGGTGCGCACGACCTCCGGCCGGAACCACATCAGGTAGCTGTGATGGAGCTGCGAGATCGACACCGCCAGCAGGCCACTGGCCACGTCGGTCAGGCGCGCGGCAGGCGGCCAGTCGGCGGCGAGATGATCGGTGCAGTACATCTCCTGCCCGGCGTGCTGGTTGGCCAGCCAGTCAGCCAGGGCCAGCACCTCGCTGGTGGGCGGGCACTGCCCCACGCGCATGCAGTCCCCCTTGTGCACGATGGCCGCGCCAGCCGCGCCGGTCAGGGACAGCAGGCTGGCCTCATCGTGGCGCAGCGCAGCCATGAACTCTTCGTCCCCGGCCATCCGTGCCAGCAGCTTGACCAGCACCGAGCGACGGGCCACGCGTTCCTCGATCGCGCGCGCGCGCTCCTTCAGCGCGATCTGCAGCGACAGGATCTGGCCCATGAACTCACAGGCCGTACGCACGTGGTACGGCAGGCGGCGCGGCTGCACCGTGTGGCAGGACACCAGGCCCCACAGCCGCCCTTCGTGCACCAGCGACACCGACATTGATGCCCCGGTGCCCATGTTGCGCATGTACTGCAGGTGCACCGGCGAGACGCTGCGCAGCACGGCCAGGCTCAGGTCGGTGGGAGGCGCGTCGCGATGCGCTTCCGCGCGCAGCAGCGGCGCAGGGGTGTAATCGTTGTCTGCAATCAGCCGCACCCGGTTGCGGCGGTACAGCTCACGCGCCTGGGCGGGGATGTCCGATTCGGGGAAGCGCAGGTCCAGATATGAGGGCAGCAGGCCGTTGCCATCCTCGGCCACCACCGTGCCATTCCAGCCTGCATCGAACTGGTAGACCAGGGTGCGGTCGAAGCCGGTGAGGCGTCGCACATGCGCGGCGGCCAGCCTGCACAGGTCTTCCACCGTCGCGGCGGCCTCGATGCCGGACATCAGCTCGCGGATCGCCGGGTACAGCTCTTCCAGCGAACCGGGCTGGCCCGGAACCGGCGCTTCCAGTTCAACCAGAAGGTCGGTCGCAGACCGGTGCACAAGCAGCTGGTGGCGGCCATGGCCATCCAGATGCACCGCGCCCACGTGCGCGCTGCTGCCAACCGTGGCCTGCTGCAACACCGCCTGGAACGGTGCCAGCACGCCACCCAGCACCTCGGCGACGTGGTGCATCAACGGCTCGCCGAACTGCTGCAGCAGGCCGGGGTGGCTGATGGCGCGCTCACGCACCTGCAGCGAGTGCGGTTCCACCACCAGAAGCACACCGTACGGCTGGATCGCGCCGGGGGTATGGATCGGTTCGCGCGCGCAACGCGACAGGGCGGCGTCGTGCGTGGGCTCAGCAGAAGGCATCAAGGGCGGGACTCATGATTCGTGAAGGGCAGGAACGACCCAGCGGTGTATCCGGTAACCATGGATGGTGAAGCAAAAGAGCGTATCCGCCTACCTCCCTGTGCATGTGGCGTGCCCTTCCTCTGAAACTGAATTCTTCATACAAGCAGCGATGCACGTGCGGCAGGCGCCTTTGCCGGCTTCGCGGCCAGTGCATCTGCGCTGCACGCCGGCTCGACAGCGGCTGCCCTAGGGTGGCTCGACTTCCGTCGGATACCACGCCCGTGAACCTGCAGACCCTGCCTTCTACGCCGTACCGCATGCTGGCTGACAGCTGCCAGTTCGAACTGCTGGATGTGGATGCACTGCAGGACCCCGCCAGTGGCCGGTTGCTGCACCTGTATTCGCTGGTGGCCCGCTGCCTGTCCTGCGAGACGGTGTTCAAGGCCGAAGAAGGACAAGGCCTGGTCAGCCATTCGTCGGCGCGCGTGGTGCGTTGCCCCACTGGCTGCGGGCAGCAGGCGTTCAAGCCGGCGCTGCTGAGGAACTGGCGCCCCCAGGTCGTGGCCCAGGCGTAAGCGATGCGACGCGCTGTCACAGCAGCCCGGGGTTGGCACGCCAGACTGCGAAGTTGAGCGCCGAGGCGAACGCAATCCAGGCCAGGTAGGGCAGCAGCAGTACGGCTGCCATTGGGCGGGCGCGCACGAACGCGAGCATGGTCGCGCACACCAGCGCCACCAGCACCAGGATGTCGACGAAGGCCAGGGCGCCCAGCTTCCAGCCGAAGAACAGCCAGCTCCACAATGCATTGATGGCCAGCTGCACCAGATAGAGCCACAGCGCAGGCCGCGCGCCGCGCCAGCCGCGCTCCCGCCAGACCAGCCACGCCGCAATCGCCATCATGGCGTACAGCAGGGTCCATACCGGGCCAAACAGACCGGCAGGCGGCGCCCATGCCGGCAGGACGAGGGTGGCATAGAAGCTGGCGGCGGACGTCGAGGCCCACGCGCCCAGTGCGGCGGCGGCGAAGGTGATCGCCCCCCATCCCAGAAGGCCATAGGCCTGTGTGCGCTTGTTCATTGCGTGCAACTCGTCGATTGGGGCGTTGGTGTATACGCACCGGGGCCGCCAATGGATGCAGGCGATTGCCTTCAGTCCGAAGAGCTGACGGCGCCCGTGCCCTGGCCCGCGGGCAGCAGGGAAGGCTGCTGGTCAAACCATTCGCGTGCCTTGGCCAGATGCCATTGGCGCCGGTCACCGTCCAGCTCGATCCCTGCGCCCAGCAGCCCCCAGCGCAGGTAGAGATCGCCGCGCTTGCGCTGGTCCAGCAGATCCAGCCGCGCGCGCACCGAAAGGCGATCGTTCTCGGCCTGCAGCCCGTCGATGACCAGATGGCCCGGACGCCAGCGCAGCGTCGCCTGGGCCTGCACCTGGCCGGAATCCAGCAGGGACAAGGTCCAGCGCGGGTAATCGGTGCGCTCTGCGAACAGCGCCAGCAACGGTCGTGCATCGCTGAGATCCAGGTCCGTGGTCGCATCCACCTGGAACGGCGACTGCGCATCGATGCGCCCACGCTTGAAGTCCACGCGGCCTTTCCATGCCGTCGAGCCCTGCGTGCCCGCCACCTGCACGTTGCGCAGCTCGACCGTGGTGCCGGACAGATCGAAATGACGCTGGCTGAAGTCACCGCGGCGCAGGGTTGCGTTGACGTCGATATCGCCGCCCATGTCCAGCCCCGCAACCCTGGCGCTGGCGTTGCGCCCCAACAGCCGGGCCGTGCCATGGCCGACGCGCCCGTCGGTATCGAGGGTCGCGTCACCGCTGACGGTACCGGTGCCACGGAGCAGTCGCACCTGGGGCGAACCCAGGTAGCGGTTGTAGGCGGTCAGATCCGGGATGGTGGCCTGGCTGAAACGCAGCTGCGCCCGGACGCCTTTGCGTAGTTCCTGCAGGCGGCCGTCGCCGGTCAGGTCGAGGGCCAGATCCCGGCCGTCGAACAGGCGCACGTCCTTGGCATCGGTTGGTCGCGCAGTGAAGCGGGGCAAGCGGACGGCCAGCCGCGCCTGGCTGGGCGTGCCGGCCTTCAGTTCGCCGTGCGCACTGGCCGTGCCCGCCAGGCGCACACCCGCCACCTCGGCCACGGCTTCGGCCGCAGGAATGTCCACGGTGCTGCCTTCGGTCAGTTCGCCGTTGCGAATACGCAGGTCCGCCTTCAGCGTGCCGCCACCGTCCAGTTGCAGCCACGGCTTGCGCACGAACAGGGCAGGGATCCAGTTGAGCGAGGTGAACGCCCATTCGCCGCGCACGGTACCGGAGCTGCGCTCCAGCAGCTGGGCAGGTGCCTGGAACGGGATGTCGCGGCCGCGGATATGCAGGTCGGCATCTACTTCGCTGCCCGAGCCGGGGCGCGGGGGCAGGCGCGCCTGCAGGCGCAGGTCGTTGGCTACGTTGAGCTGCAGGGCCAACAGGCCGCGATCCGGGGCGCCATCGCCCAGATAGAGGGGCACCTGCCAGAGTGCATGGTCGCCGGGCTGCAACTGCCCATCGATCAGATGGAGTGCGGCCTGCAGCCTTCCGGGCACTGGTGCGCTGGAGATCTTCGGCGTTGTGGCATGGGTGTCCATGCGCAGGCCCTGGCTGCGGGCATCCACCTCGAGCTGGGCATGCAGCAGCTTCAACTTGGCCAGGCCCGGCGCCTGGTCCCGATAGTGGCGCGGGTAACTGAAACGCGCGGTCAGATTCATGGCGCCCAACAGCTGCACGCCGTCGAAACTGGTGTCGGCATCGCTGAATGTCACCTCGGATTCGAACAGTTCCGACGGACCGCCGCGCAACTGCTTGAGGAAGCCCACCGTGCCCTGGCCCTGGCCGATGATCAGCAGCTTGCCGAAGCGTGCGCTGCGAATGCTGTCGCTGTGGATGGCATCGAAGCGCAGGGTCCAGCCGCGGTCGCTGCGCGGCGGTGGCGGGATGGCGTCTTCCACGCGGCTGATCTCGGCCGAGACCCCGGTTGCCTGCAGCCGGGGCACCCGCACTTCGCGCCGGAACAGGGGCAGCACCGCCAGACGAGCGCTGGCGCGGTCCGCATGCAGCACGTAGACCGTGCGGTTCACATGGCCGCGCATGTGCACGTTCCAGGCGATCACGTGGCCTGGCAGCACGGTAATGGCCGGGCCGGTGGTCATCACGAACTTGTGCGGCTTGCGGTTGGTGACCTGGTCAAACAGCGGTGTGTTGAGGAAGATGTTGCCGGCCAGCAGGTACAGCAGGTAGATGCCCAGCAGAACGTAGGCAGGGAACCTCCACCGTCGAAGCCGGTGCGGGATGTGCGCGGAAACAGGGGGCATCTACTGCTCTGAAGGCCGGGATATCTGCAACTATTGCGGAACCGGTGGCGGTGGCGCGTGAAGCAGCTACGGGGCAGGGGCTGGATTCTGGTAGTGTCCGGCCTGGTCATGGCCACAGATCTGCAGGAGTCGCATGGACGTCCGGCCCGCCCGTGCAGGCGATTTCGACGTGATGTGGGGCATGTTCAAGCACGCCATTGCGACGCAGGATGTGCTGCCTTTTGCTGGCACGTTTGAGGTCGAGACCTTTCGCGCGCATTGGTTCCAGGCCCAGACGCCCTATGTGTCCGTGCTGGAGGACCGGGTTGTGGGCATGTACAAGATGGGCCCGAATTTCCCTGACCTTGGGGCACATGTGGCCAGCGCTACGTATGTGGTCGACGCTGCGGCACGGGGGCGAGGCGTGGGCCGGGCACTGGTGGAGCACAGCCTGGAGCGGGCGAGGGCGGAAGGATTCCTGGCCATGCAGTTCAATTACGTGGTCAGCACCAACGGCCCGGCGGTGGCGCTGTACCGGAAGCTGGGGTTTGCGGTGGTTGGAACGCTGCCAGAGGCCTTCCGGCACCGGGAATCGGGACTGGTGGATGTCTTTGTGATGCACCGGTTCCTGTAATGCGCACAGGACGGCGTCACTGAAGAGTGCGGTTGGCGTGGCCAACGTCGCGCGTTGAGGTTCAGTGGTCCGTCGCTGACGCCGGCATCACGTCAGGTGCCTCAATAATTCGGCCCTGCGCGACACGCGCTGGCAGCGCCAGCGACTTTCGAAGGGGGTGACTGCCTTCATCGAACGCTCATCACTCGGCCAGCATCAATCGAAGGAACGCAAAGATGAACAACGGTGCGCGCATGCCTCGTGGACATGTCCTGGGCATCCTGGTGGCTCTCACGCTGCTCGACTCCGGCACTGCACTGGGTTCCAGTACTGCTGCTTCGCAGCGCACCCCGCCAGCGAGCGCGAGCAGGGCTACCGAGGACCTCAACCGTCGCGTTCTCTCCGAACTCGATTTCAGTGATCGTGCAGACTTCGACTCGGCCAATCGCGGATTGATCGCTCCGTTTGACGGGATCATCCGTGGCGACAAGGGCCAAGTCGTATGGGACATGCACTCCTACGCTTTCCTGCATGAAGAAGCAGCGCCGGCCACAGTGAACCCCAGCCTGTGGCGGCAGGAGCGCCTGAACCGCATTGCGGGACTCTTCAAGGTGACAGATCACGTTTACCAGGTGCGCGGGCTGGACCTGTCGAACATGACGATTATTGAGACGCCCAACGGGCTGGTCATCATCGACCCCCTCGTCTCAACGGAAACGGCCAAAGCTGCGCTGGATCTCTATCGAGCCCATGTAGGGCAGCTGCCCGTAAAGGCGGTGATCTACTCACACTCCCATGTTGATCACTACGGTGGCGTAAAGGGCATCGTCGACGAGCGTGACGTCCAGCGGGGAAGCGTTCGGATCTATGCGCCGGCAGGCTTCATGGAGCACGCAGTTTCCGAAAACGTCTATGCGGGCAATGCCATGACCCGCCGCGCGCAGTACATGTACGGCGCGTTGCTGCCCAAGGGCGTTCAAGGCCAGGTAGGTGCGGGACTGGGCAAAACGACGTCGCGCGGGACTGTAAGTCTGATCGCGCCGACCGATATCATCGGTTCCGGCGGGCAAGCGGTGGAAAGCGTGACCATTGATGGCCTGCAGCTCGAGTTCCAGCTGACGCCAGGTACGGAGGCGCCAGCGGAGATGAATGTCTATGTGCCGCAGTATCGCGCCCTTGGCATCGCAGAAAACGCAACGAGAACGCAGCACAACGTGCTGACCATTCGTGGCGCCCAGGTCCGGGACCCAAAGGTCTGGTCGGAGTATCTGGACCAGACCATCAGCCGCTATGCAGCACGTTCGGACGTGGTATTCGCGCAGCACCATTGGCCCACATGGGGTGGGGCGGAGATCACCACCTTCCTGTCCGACCAGCGGGACATGTACCGGTACATCCACGACCAGACATTGCGGCTGGCCAACCGTGGCATGACGCCACTGGAGATTGCCGACACCCTGAAAGAACTGCCCGAGCCGCTGCGGAAACGTTGGTACAGCCGCGGATACTACGGCACGCTGTCTCACAATGTGAGAGCGGTCTACCAGCGCTATCTCGGCTACTACGACGGCAACCCCGCCAATCTCAATCCGCTGCCACCTTCGGATGTCGCGCAGCGTTACGTTGATTTCATGGGCGGCGAATCGGCAGTGCTGGAGAAGGCACGGCGTTCTTTTGAACAGGGCGACTATCGCTGGGTCGCTGAAGTAGCCAAACACGTTGTGTTCGCCAATCCGGATTCGCGCGAAGGACGCGCACTCCTGGCAGATGCGTTGGAGCAGATGGGATACCAGAGCGAGGCGGGCACATGGCGCAACGCCATGTTGATGGGAGCACTTGAGCTGCGCGATGGCGTACCGAAGGGCGGTGCCACCACCGCATCACCTGACGTGCTGAAGGCAATGACCGTCGGCATGCTTTTCGACTATCTCGCGATACGCCTGGACGGACCTGCGGCGGCAAGGGCAGGGAACGCGACCATTGCCTGGATCATTCCAGATTCCAAGGACCGCTACTTGATGACGCTGCGGTCGGGCGCGCTCTCCTATCGGCCGCTCGCTAACCAGGACCAGGCAGACGCGACCGTAGAGCTTCCCCGGAGCACACTCAACCAGCTTGTCGTGGGGGCACAGCCGGCGCACGAGCTGCTCGCCGGGCCGGCCGTGAAGCTGCATGGCAAGCGATCCGCAGTCGAGAACCTGTTTGCGAACGTAGAAACGTTCGACGTCATGTTCAACATCGTAACCCCATGAGCACCTGCCTCCGTCCCCTGGCCGCGCTCGCTGTTGCGCTTGCCGCAGTCGGGGCGCAGCCCGACGCGCGCGCCGATGGGGCGCGCGATTGGGAGAACGTTCCCATAGATACCAACCTGCTGTTCGTCTACTACACGTATGCGCGCAACGAAATCGCTTTCGACCCGTCGCTTCCGGTAGATGGCGCCCAGATTGAATCCCAGCTGGGAATCATTCGCTATGCGCGCACCTTCGCTTTGGGCGACCGCATCGCGGGCATCCAGGTCTTGGCGCCCTATGGCAAGGTAACCGGCAGTATCGGGGGCACACCGCTGCGCACATCCGCCTCCGGCATGGGCGATGCCACGGGGATCTTTCTGGTCAACGTGTTCGGGGCGCCCGCACTCACTCCGCAGGAATTCCGGGCCTGGGACGCGGGCGCCTACCTGACCGCGTCCGTCGCCGTGACCGCGCCCACGGGCAGCTATGACCGGGATTCCGTCCTGAATCTGGGAAAAAACCGCTGGTCCTACAAGCCTCAGTTGGCGTATGGGCTGCCTCTGGGTGAGGGGACGCTGCTGGCCATCAACGGCAACGTTCAATTCTATGGTGATGCGGAAAAGCCCGGAGAGGCTGCGTTGGAGCAGAGGCCGCTCTACGGGTTGGATCTGCATCTAAGCAGGGATGTGGGCGAACGGGTCTGGCTGTCGTTAGATGCCAATTACGCACACGGTGGCAGGACCGGCTCCGGCGGCGCATGGAAAGACAACGGCCAGCGGACCTTGAAGATGGGGGTGAGTGGCAATTACGCGTTTTCGACTCGAGTCGGGTTGAGCGTATCGGCCAATCGCACCGTTCTCAGGCGGGATGTCACGCCGGCAGCGACGACTGTGTCGGTCAACTGCAGCTTCGTGTTCTGAGGCTACACCGGACTCATCCTGCAGATACGGGCGCGCAGGATTGTCGGTATTAACGTGACGCATCACGGCCATCAGGCGGCGATGGTCCCGAGGGCTCCCGAAATCCTTGGTCCTGAACGCAAGGGGCCAAGCGCATGCGCGACTGGAGCCCCCGAAGTCTCGGTATCAAGCCGCTGCAAGTTGCTATTCCGGACAGGCGCAGCTTTAGCGCGTACCGGCAGGCATGCTGAACGCGTTGTCGGGTGCTCGTTGGCCAGCCCAGCAGAGGCGCAGGAGCGGTAGAGTGAGGGGAACTTCGATCAAGAGCCGTAATCGCCAGGATCGGGGCGGGCACATGCCGCCGCAGGGCGGTGGCTGGGGTAAGAGAAGCTCACAATGGCTTTCCGGCCAGAACATAATATACAGAATGCGGCTGTTCGGAGCTGGAAAAGCCTTGTGAATCAAAGGCTTTAGCGCGGGCGGCGCCTGGCATTGCGAACACTGCCAGCACCAGCACTGCCGCCGCCGCGCTTAGCCTGTCCAACACTGAGCGCCAGACCCTGCGCTCGACCGGAGACGTCGCTCGCTCGGCGTGAATCTTCGCCAGCCATACGGCGCCATCGAGCTTGCCCAGCTCGCAAAGCTGCGCAATTCGCTCATCAGACAGGCCCGCCACGCCCTTTCGAGCTTGGTGCAGCGTCTGCCGCTGAATTCCCAATTTCGTCGCCAAAGCCATGTCGGACGGGAGCCCCGACCGTTCCCGCACTGCGTCCAGAAGTTCTGCAAGGGCGTTCATGTGATGAATCCTATTGACACGACGTGATGGGATCAGTTTACATGCGGCGCGTGATGTAGATACATCACACCCGCCACCGGCACCCCAAGGCCGCTGGCGGGTTCCCTTGGGGCAGGGGCTTGGGGCAGGGGAGTGGCGACATGTCACACATGGTCATTTCAGAGCACTGCGCTGCGCTTTCCGCTCGGGCGCGCATCGAAGCCGAAGCGAGCAGCCGCATGGGCTGGACGGCATCCGCCGAGGATTGGGAGCGCATCGCCGATCAGTGGCAAGCCCTTTCTCAGGAGGCTTACGCGCTCGCCCTCGCCAATGGTGAAGGTGGCCCACTGTGATCGATCCGCTGATTTCCTTCGTGCTGCTGGCGGCCATTGTGGTTGTCGCCATCGGTGCCGCTCGCATCGTGTCGTGGCTGCTGGACCGGCGTGATCGTGCCGCCGTCCAGCGCGCTAAGGAAGCGGCCATCGTCGCCCAGGCACGCGCCGAACTGGCCGCCTCGGGCTGGACCGCTCAGGACGAGGACCGCTACCAGTCCGATCGCCAAGGTGGCTGCCATGGGTGAGTGCTTGATCGTTACTGCCGTCCAGTGGAACGAGCTGATGCGCGCCATTGGGCTGATGTTCCTCACTGTGGTCGGTATCGGCCTCTTCGCTCGATTCGATCTGAGCCTGTGGGAATGGCGCGTACGTCGCTACCTGCGCCGACGTCGCATTGCGCGCATCAGGGGGGGCGCCCATGGCCGTTGATCGCGCTCGCTTCAGGATGGCCGTTGAGGGCGGGGCAGGGGGCTTTTCCCCGCTTTCGCCCGGTGAAAAGGGGCGGCGGGCGGCGGCGGAGATTGGCCCGGGGAGTAACACGGGCCAAAAGGGTCAGCAGGACGCAATCATCGACTACCTGACCATTGTGGTCCCGCTCTCCGCCCTTGAAGAAGTGAACTGCAAGAAGCTGGACCTCTTGCTGTTCCGCATCTTCGGCTTCCGTGGCGAGGTTGTTGCCGGTGCGATTCGCGAGAAGAACTGGAACTTCTACGAGCAGTCGGCGGTGCTGATCGACCGGGAAAACGAGGTGGTTGGCCGTGTCGGCATCGGGGGCAAGAAAAGCACCGTGTGCCTGAGCCTCACCGGTATGGGTTGCAAGTGGATTCGTGACTGGGCACGCGTCTACAAGCAGTGCGCCATGCTCGATGCCAAGATCACCCGCGTTGACTGCGCGCACGACGACTACGAGGGCGAACGCCTGGACGTGCATGCGCTCCGCGAGGTTGCCGCGCAGGGCGGCTTTACCGAGGGCGGATGCCCTCCGCGTCACCGCTTCATTTCCGATGAAGGCCACAACACCGGCTGCACGCTGTACGTTGGCGGCAAGGGCCACAAGGAACTGTGCGTGTACGAAAAAGGAAAGGCCGAAGGACTGCCTTCCTCGCGTTGGGTGCGCGCGGAAGTGCGTCTGTACGGCAAGCACATGGAAATCCCGCTGGATGTGCTGTTGAACCCGGGTGCGTACCTGCGCGGTTCGTACAGCGCGCTGCACGATCTCATCAAGGGCGTGTGCACTCGACTGCGCACGATCCGCAAGCACGTCGAAGTATCTGCCGAGGCAATGGTGCTCTGGATGGAGCGTCAGGTCGGCCCGGCCCTCAGTGTTCTGCGCGGAGCGTTCGGAGATTCATGGTCCGACTTCTGCGAGGCCCGCATCGTCCGTGACGGTCACCCCGGACGTTTTCGCGGTATTGCCAAGGGTGACGCACTCCATCGTTTCGTGAGGGAAGAACTATGCCCATCTGCCGCGTAAAGTCCGCCGCCGTCGAAGAACGGCACAACAGCAAGACCAACTCCATCATCCGCTCCCAGATGGTCGGCCTCGACTTCGGCAACGGCTTCGAGCTGCCGTTCCGTGTCGGCCTCGGCTCGCGCCCGCCGTATCCGCCGGGCGAGTACGACATTGATCCGCAGTCCTTCGCGCTGAGCCAGTACGGGGACCTGATCCTGAAGCGATACGTGGACCTCGTTCCGCTGCAGGCGAAGGCCGCAGCCGTCCCGGCGAAGTCGTAAGCCATGGCCGTGCTGATCCCCGCATGCCGCGAAGCCGATCTGGATACGGCCACGGGGACCTGCACGGCTGTGATCTGGATTCCTCAACCGGAGCTGCTGCCGGAACTGCCGATTGAGGATGCTCAGGCCATCGGAGCAAAGATCGCGCTCTTGTGGGCCTTGGCGTACGTGTTCCGGCTCATCCGCAAGAAAATCGAACAGTCCTAGGAGGACACATGCGCAAGATGTTCAACGCCCTGAAGGGCAAGGGTGCCGCACTCGCGGCTGTTGGTACCGCCGCACTGGCTTCGGCGCCGGCATTCGCCTCGGGCGGCGGTGGAGGCGTCGACGTGGGCAACGTGGTGTCGGCGATTCAGGGCGCTGCCGCCCCCATCGCTGCCATCGGTGGTGCCGTGCTGACCGTGCTGGTCGGCATCAAGGTCTACAAGTGGGTGCGCCGCGCGATGTAACGGCAACCGGGGGGCAGGGCCGACTCCCTCCCCCCGGTCTTCTAACGCCCTGGACAGGGCAGGGGGCTTGGGATGGAAGGGTGGATCTGGCTCGGCGCATGGCTGGTGGCCTGCGCGATCATCTTTGTGGATTTCAGCTGATGCACGTGCATGCCTTCTCGCGCCGTTGCATTGGAGTTGTTCTGGCGATATGCGGCCTTCTGGCGCTGATCTTCGCCGCGCCTGTAAAGGCGCAGGATCGTAGCTGTTCCAATAGTCCTACGGTCCTGACCAGCTGGTGCACTGACGAGGGCAAGGCATTCGCTGCTGCGAACGCGACCGCATCGGCGCAGGCGACACTGTCGAACAACAGTTCTCCGGGCGTTTGGTGCCCAGGCGTCGCCCGGTCTGGGCAAAACGCGTTCACCGCCTATGTGACCCCCTGCAATTCCCCCGGCCCTCAGTGGGAAACCCGCACTCGGCTGTATGACAAGGACATGTCGTGCAAGAACCGTCCTGATTACAACGGCGCCTTTCCGGGTAGTCAGTACAAACCGCGTAGTGGCTCGGTGTCGTGCGACCTCGGGTGCACCGTGATGTGGACGCACAATGCGGACGGAACGGTCAATGGATCGCCGATAGGTGATACCTGTACTGCGGAAGATCACGATTCGGACGATGACTGCAAGGTCAACGGTCCTGAGTACTACTACAACCGGCAGATCGGCGTGTGCGAGCCCCAAGAGCCAGAGTGCAAGGGCGGCGCCAAGGCCAATTCGCTCGGAAAGTGCGAGCCGGAACCCTGCCCCGATGGCATGGCGCAGCAGCAGGACGGCACGTGCAAGAAGAAGAACAATGAATGTCCTGCAGGCCAGGTGCGGTCGCCTGATGGCAAGTGCCTGCCGGGCGACGGTCAGTGTGCCAGTGGAGAGGTGCGTGGTCCTGACGGAACCTGCAAGAAGGACGGCGACGGTGACGGTCAACCGGATGACCCCGGCGAAAATGAGACGTTCTCGGGTGGCGATGATTGCAGCGTGCCGCCGTCGTGCAGCGGCTCGCCGATCCTGTGCGGGCAGGCGCGGATTCAGTGGCGCATCGACTGCAATACACGTCGGAACCGGAACATCGCAGGCGGCGCGTGCAACACGATGCCCATCTGCACGGGTGACAAATGTGACGCCATGGAGTACGCCGGACTGCTGATGCAGTGGCGCTCTACGTGCGCGCTCGAAAAGATGGCGAGCAGTGGAAACGGCGGCAGTGAAGGCGGCGACGTTAAGGCGATTCGTGACGCCCTTACCGGCACCGGTGGGGCTGTCACAACGCCTGCGGATCGACCAGCTTCTGACGTGTGGACGCCAAGCAGCGGGCAGCCGACGCGCCCTGATAGCTCCGGCTATGGCTGGGGCAGGGGATGCCCGCAACCGCCTGCCATTGAGGTCATGGGGCAGACCATCGCTTTTGACATTACGCCGCTGTGTCGGTGGCTCGGCCTCGGCAGCTATTTCGTTGTCGGCCTCGCAGCGCTGTTCTGTCTCCGCATCATCGCCAGTAGGGATGCCTAACCATGCCAATGCTCATCAGTACGTTGCTGACCGCGCTTGCCGCGTTGTTCCGCTCGAAGTGGGGTCCGTGGGTTGCTGAAGCCATGGTCTGGCTTGGCATCTCCTGGGCGACGAATGAATTCCTCGTGGATCCGTGGATCAGCCAGATGGAAGATGCGATGCGTGCGGGCGCGCCGGGAGGCGAGTGGGGCGCGTTGGTGGTGTCCTATGCGGGCATCATGAAGTTCGATGTGGCGTGCACCATGATCGCGTCAGCAGTGACGGCAAAGTTCGCTGTTGGCGCCGCGAAGACGTTCCTGACAAAGCGGACCTGACATGCCTATCGAACTGTTCACCGGCCAGCCGGGCAATGGCAAAACGGCGCTCATGATGGAGCGCCTTGTTGCTGAGGCGAAGGCGGCGAATCGGCCAATTTTCGCTGTTGGCATTGACGGCCTTGATCCCGGCCTTGCAACTGTTCTTGATGACGCAAGGCACTGGAACGACAAGGACGCCGAAGGGAACTACATCGTCCCGAACGGATCGTTGATTTTCGTGGACGAAGCATGGAAGTGGTTCGGCCATCTCCATGATGCCACGCGGCAGCAGACGCCCAGGCACGTGCTTGAACTGGCCGAGCACCGGCACCGTGGCCTGGACTTCGTGTGGACCACGCAGCAGCCGAACCAGCTGTATCCGTTCGTGCGTGGCCTGATCGGCGCTCATTCGCACGTGGTGCGGCGTTTCGGCACGAAGATGCTTGACGTCTATCGCTGGGGCGAACTCAACGAGGAAATCAAATCTCTCGCGAAGCGAGACATGGCCCAGCGCACCACGCGGCTGCTGCCCTCGCAGGTGTTCGGTCAGTACAAGTCGGCGGAGGTGCATACGATCAAGGCGCGCATTCCGTTGAAGGTGCTGGCGCTGCCGCTTATGGCGCTGGTCGGCCTCGGCCTCGCCTACTGGGCATACACGCTGCTGCGGCCTTCCGCCGTCGCGGATGTTGCGGACACAAAGGGGACGCAATCGGCGTCAGCCGATGCGGCCCCTGCGCACGCTGGTACCGGCACCCGTAAGGACGGTGCGCCGCGCTGGCCTTCAGTCGCTGCCTATGCCGAGGACCACATGCCGCGCATCGGCACCATGCCCTGGACGGCGCCGATCTTTGACGACCGACAGGCGCGATCCGATCCGCAGCTGGTGTGCATGTCGTCCATGGAAGGACTGGACGCGCAGGGTGTGCGCCAAGAGGCGAGCTGTCGCTGCCTCACCGAGCAGGGGACGGCGTATGAGCTGAGCCAGCCCGAGTGCCGCACGCTCGCCCGCAATGGGCCTGTCTACAACCCGTATCGGGAGCGGTCGGAAGATCGCCGGGACCAACGGTTGGACGCCGCAGCTCAGCTACGCCCAACGGAACCGGCAGCGGTGACGGGCAGCGTGGTCCAGCACGTGGAGCGCACTATGGGTAGTTTCCCCGAGTCTCCGCCGTTCCCAACCGACAGCTACATGACCACGGCACCCGGACCGAACAAGCTATGACCAGCTGCGCACGCGAGGTATTGAAGTGGCTAGCCGTCGTTCTCATGACGTGCGATCACGTCGCCAAGGTGATCTACGGCGGCTATGTGCCAGGTCTCAGCGAGGCGGGCAGGGTAGCGTTCCCCCTGTTCGCACTGGTTATGGCCTACAACCTTGCCCAGCCCGGCGCCGACGTGGTCAAGTCGGTGCGCAGGCTCGGCATGTGGGGCCTGATCGCGCAGCCGGTACATGCGTTGGCATTCGGGTACTGGTTGCCGCTCAACATCCTGCTCACGTTCTCCCTGTGTGCTGCCGTCATCTATGCAGCCGGCCAACGAAGGTGGGTTGCCCTGGCATTCGCCGCGGTGGCGCTGCCGGCATTCGTGGACTACCAATGGGCCGGGGTAGGGTTCGTGTTGCTGGCGTGGTTCGCCTTCAAGAGGCACCGGTTCTGGCTGTTGGTGCCAGCATTCGCCGCGATCTGCTGGTTCAATGGCAACCTGTGGGCGCTGGCAGCGATTCCGGTGGCGTTGGGCCTGTCTCGGGCGTCATGGCCTGTGCCGCGCGGGCGGTGGGCCTTTTACGGCTACTACGTCGCGCACCTTGCCTGCATCGGCCTGCTGGCGCCTATACTGCGGCCATGAACCTGCGCCGCTACCTCGACATGCACTACTGGGTTGCCCGATGGATGGATCGGGCGTTCGCGCGCCAGCAGGCGCGCCAGAAGAACTGAGCCGTCACGGACAGTTCTCGCCGGGGACGTTTTCCCAGCCTCCAGGTATTCGGCGGAACAGCACACCTCCAATGCAGCGGATTTCGCCGCGCTGTTGCTGCTCGCGGCGCTTCGCCTGTTCGCGGTACATGCGAATCTCGGCAATCTTCGCTTCCTTGGTGGGGTCTGGCTCCGTCTTCGGCGCGGGGATCGCGGCCGTCGTCTCTGGTTGCGCTGGCGGCGCGTTGAAGCGCGCATTCCATGCATCCCCGGTTCTCAGGTGCAGCCAGATCCCGGCACCGGCCATTCCGAGCAGTAGCACCGCCCACAGGCTCATCCACGGGAATTCCCAGCGCGGCTTCGGCAGTTCGGATAGGTACTCCGGTCGTTCGCGTTCCATACGGCCCCCAAGGCGTCCTGCGCGCATTCTAGCCGGGGTGTAGGGGCGGCGCCCCTACGGAAGCGCCTTACACGCGCTGGCGGCGTCTCGGCCCCGGCACTGGCAGGACACCCGCAGGTGGTTCGGCGTCGGGACCAGCCATCACCCCGGGCAACCGCTCTTGGCGGCGAGCCACAACGTCCCGCAGATTGACGACAGTGGCAGGACAATGCAGAAAGCCGGCGCGTCGATTACGCACACGCTTGGAACTGTCGATCGACGGATCTGAACGAGCATCGCCCATCAGGCGGCGCCATTCTTGTGCCTGTGCAGCAGTGAGCGACAGCCACGCCAGATCCTGCGGCTCCAGCTCGCGGCCTTCGGGGGTGACCAATCGGCCAGCCTTAAACGAAAAACCGGCCCAAGGGCCGGTTAGCTTCCGATCACGCACAATCAGGCTCCATGCCGCAACAGGGACAGGGGGCGAGGCAAGAGCCGTGCCAGCCACGCCAAGATGATCTGAACATAATATACATTATGCGAAATGGTTTATCCGTCAAATCTGGGCCTTTGTTGGCTCTGCATGGCAATGGCTGGGCCTCTGGCTCGGCTCTTGCCTGCGTCCTCAGTCCCCGGCCAAGGATGAGATCGCGGCATGATTGAGTTCGACCCGCACCACCGTATTGACCTGACCGGCCCTTGGGCCGGTTTTTCTTTCCTCGGTGATCGCCTGATCACTCCCGAAGGTCGCGAGCTGCTGCCTGAAGACCTGGCGTGGCTGTCGCTCACCGCCTGCCAAGCGCAGGAATGGCGCCGCATGATGGAAGCTGCCCGTTCGGCGCCGTCGATCGACAGTTCCAGAAATGCACGCAATCGCGATGCCGGCATTCACCATCATCCTGCCACTGTCGTCAATCTGCGGGACGTTGTGAGCCAGCGCAAACAGCGTTCGGCGGTGGTGATGGCTGGTCCTGACGCCGAGCCACCTGCAGCAGACCTACCGGCGCCGGGGCCAAGGCGCCGCGAGCGCGTGTGAAGCGTTTCCGTAGGGGCGCTGCCCCTACACCCCGGTTCATTGCTCGCGGCAGCGCAGCCATTCGCCCTTGGCATTTCGCAACTGTTCCCAGCCGTTGTTTAGGCGGCGCATTGCGGTGCCCCCCATACAGGCAGCGCCCAGCTGCTTTGCCTCGGCGCTCCCGTAGGCTGGCATGCGAACAATCTCGCTCGATGGCGTTGGTGACCCTTGGCGACGCGCCTCACCCTGTATTAGGGATCGCTCAATTTCCGCGCAATAGAGCCGGATGCGCGGATCAAGGTGTTGCTGGCATTTCAGCGGCTCAGCGCCAAGGTTGCTCGCCTTCGGTGTTGGCGGCGTGTACCTGGGCGGTGGCTGTGGACCGGTGGCCGAGCGTAGTTGTTGCGCATGCGCAGGTGCCCACAGCAGCAGTAGAGCCAGCACTAGGCCTGATCGAATGTTCATTTCGCCCCCAAGGTTCGGGGGCATGGTATCCCATTGCGAAAATCAGAAGCTCGCCGGGTATGGCGGCGTCTCTGGGAACGTGCCCAAGGGGCGCTTCCCAACTGCAATTAGGGTGCTCCCGTTCGCCGCGGCGGTGGTCGGCTGTGTCTCGCTCGCGCTCGTCACAGGCGACCCCGCCGCAGCCTTTATGCGCGCGGTCGTAGCATCGGACTGCTCGCCAAACGGGTCCACGGGCCAAGTCGTGGCGATAATCTCATGCCCCTTAGCGCTCAGTAACACGCCGAATTCGGTGCGCTTGACAGACCATCCCAGCGCCCACAGCTGCTCCGTGGTGAATCGATCGAGTACTTGCCCGCCGCCTGACGCGCGAAACTCCACGATGTCGCGCTGACCGTACCACCCGGCGTGCCTCGCCCTGGCACTGGCCGCCATGTCCAAAATGTACTGAACGCCCGCAGGAAGCTTCTCCTTCGTCTTGGGCGTCTCGACAACCTTTGTAACCACCGTGGCCGGCTGAGCACCCGGCGCGTGCGCTATCGCGGGAATTGCGGCCTTCTGCGACTTGACAACCTCCTTGAGCTTGCTTTCCTCGCCCGTTGAGCCGTCTGCGAAGAAGAACCGCAGGAACATCACCACGCCAATGACAAGTGCGAGGCCCATTACGATTGATGGGCCACGCAGGGTCTTCCACAAAGTGCGCGTGTTTCCCTTGTAGACCTCATTGGACTCAATGCCCGGCTGTACGCCGTGGTAGAGCTCCCAGATGGCCGGATCGTACTTGCGGACCTCTGTGCCCACCGTTTCGTATTTGCCGGTGCCAGTGGCCGCATAGAACCGCACCGAGTACCGCTGATCGGACCCCAGCGCGTCGAGCTTGGTATACGTGTTCTTCTTTGCCATGCGGCGGATGATCAGGCGGTGCAGGTCTTTGCAGTCCTGCGAAATGATCACCATATCCAAGCTGATATGGCCGTGCTTGGCAAAGAAGTTTGCAGTGCGCTCGGGCAGGTTGGCGCGGTTGGTCGGCCAGTATTCGTGTGCCTCATCGATCACGATCAGTGCGTGCTTCTCGATATGCGGAAACGAAATGGCGCCATCGTTGTCGGTGTCACACACGCACCAATCAACCACTTCCTTGTCGCCCATCACGTGCACCAGCTCGCGCACCTCTTCTTCAGGCATGCCCAGGTGCGCAGCGATCTTGTCGAGGCTCTCCCCTACCCCGTTTAGGCGCACGTAGACATGGCGCTTAGCGCGCAATGCAGGAAGGATGTGATGCAGAACCGCCTCGTAGCTCTTTCCGCTGCGCGGCAAGCCTTCATGGCCGAAGATCATTTCGTTACGTCCACTGGAAGAGAGTGAGGAACACCCGCACAAGGCGGAATACAAGTGCAGCCGTCAACACAGCGATAGCCTCACCGACGCGCAACTGAGCAACGATGAAGGCGGTCCAAGGTCCCGCAGCGTTGAGCATTGCGCAGAAGCTGATCTGTGACAGGAAATCAGGCGCTGGAATCAGGTACACGATGGCCTTGACGAACGACAACGCCAGCTCGATGAAGTCGGTCTGCAGATCCGTCATGAAGTCGGAGAAGTCCGCCCACAACGACGTGATCTGCTCCTTTGCCCAGGTGGTAAGCGCGGTGACCGGCCCCACCCCATCGGCATACGCCCAAGAGGCAGACAGCACCAGTACTAGTAGCGCAGCGCCGAGCACGATCAGATGATTGCGTTTCATAGCAGTGCCCACCTCAACGCGACGATGCCCATGCCCGCAAGAAAAACAAACCCGGCGTACTGGAAAAGTTGTAACAGTGGGCCGGAGCACAACGCGCCAAGGTCAAACTTTCCGGCGTACTGCCCACCATCCCACGTGGCGGTTGGGCAGCTGCCACCGCCGGTACAGCTACCGAAGAAGCCTTTGACCTTCGACAGAATGGGAGCGCCCTCAATGGCCGCCTTGAACTCCGCGACGACCTTCTGAACCGTCTTGCCTGACTTCTTGTAGAGGCGCCCTGTCGTCGGCCCCGGCGCACCGCCGTCACCACCTTCGCCTGTTCCAGGGCCCGGTCCGGGGCCAGCGCAGCCATCAGGATCGGTGCAGTCCCCGTCCCCATCGCCGTCCCCATCCCCATCACCGCCCCCATCACCGCCCCCATCTCCACCCCCCTCTCCACCACCATCTCCACCACCGTCACCGCCGCCGTCACCACCCCCATCGCCACCACCATCACCCCCGCCGTCACCACCACCCTCTCCCGGATCGGGTGTAGTCGGGGCCGGGTGGTCGTTTGTCGTGCACGTGGCCCCGGTAGGCGTAAAGAGGCGTCCTGTTGGCGACTGCGCGTAGAGCGAGCCACTGTACGTGCAGCCGTTACTGCACACGCTGTCAAGCCCAGTGGTGCCACCCCCTCTCCAGCTTGTTTCTTCGGGGCGTGCGGCACATGAGGCTGCATATGATCGTGTTCGCGTCTCATACGCAGGCCCCGGACTGCTGCAAGGCGTGACATAGGCAAGAAAGGAATCAACGCCTTGCTTCTTCACCCCGGGGCACCAGCCCGATGAGCCCGAATTTGACTTCGCCGCCTGCGCATTTGCGGTGGCCCATGCAGCAGTGTACGCGAGGCCCTCATCCGGGCAGCTGCTGCTCAGCACTGACGGATCAGATGAACAGGTTTCGTCGGCCGCACGGGCCATTCCAGAAGCGAACGTCGCTGCAAGTAGGAATACGCCTAACAGCGCGACTTTAATCATTGCGACGCCTCATTGAACGCCAATGCGACAGCGTGCCCCGTCAGGCCGCCGATAAACGCGAATACCATGCACACCAGCATCGTCAATCCTCCTTTTCCGGTTGGCCGCAGAAGATGCACTCGCCACCGTCGTAGTCATGGCCTGTGTCAGCACACACGACCTCTTCAACCTCTCCCGCCTCATCGTCAGCGTGTTCGTCTGCGTCCTGGTCCTCGCGGTCCTCAAAGAAGCCTGCGATCTTGTCGACACACCATCGTCCGAACCAAGGGAGCGCCATCAACGTGCCGGCACCAACAATTGCTGCCACCACCTGTGCGACGGATAGCCCGAGGAACACCCCACTGAAGTCCATCACCCGCCCCTAGTAGTCAACGACGGCGCGGCACTCTGTGCACCACAGATTGCCGTCGTCCAACACAATCACGTCATCGCCACCACACTCTGGGCACCAATCGTCCTGGCACTCATCGGCGCTCACGTCATCGGGCTGTGTCTGCATAGGAATCGGGGCCGGTTTCCCAGCCCCTCCCCGTCACAATTCTCCCGCGATCAGCGGAAGAAGGTGGCGACCTTGTTGGTCGCCCAGCGGGCGAAGCCCGGGGATGCCTTGATGGCACCTGCGCTGATGATTGCGCTGACTGCGCTGGCGGCTGCGAGGCCGGTCAGAATGTCGCCGAAGTCCATTGCACTGCTCCTTTGTTGTGCGCGTTGTGCGCGTTAGATGGGGTGGTCAATCCCGCTCTGTACTGACCGACTTCACGACGGCGCCCACGATGTAGCCCAGCACATTCAGTGCGAGCACCAGCGTGAACACCCCCGAGAACCAGCCAGTGGCCACTTCCGGCTCGGGCCACTGGAATAGATCGATGAGGATTGAGGCCTGCGCGTGCTCTGCTGCCGACACGAGCACATACCCACCACACTGCGATGCAGGCTCCCCGGTGGGTACAAGCGTCCCCTCAGCTGTCAGAGACACGCACACGGCCATGGCTTAAGCCTGAGCAGCCGGGCGCACGGGCGCCTTCGACAGCGGGCGCAGCACGGTGAACTTGCTCAGCGAGGCCACGCCCTTGTTGATCTGGAGCATGGACTCGACATCGAACTCGTAATCGCCTGGCGGGTAGCCGGGCTGGCCGTCCTGGAGGCGGACGTCATACGGGTAAGCGAAGCCATCCGATTCAAGGCGTGCCTTCTGCTTGCGGGTGGTGTAGCTGATCTGCTCACCCTTGTTGCCCTCGAACGTGCCGCCGCGCTCTTCGATTTCGGCTTTCAGGACGGTTACCTTGATGCTCATATGTATTTACCCCTTTGAGGTTTGCTGTACGGCCGCGATTTCGGGCCAGTGCGCTGCTGTGTCACCTGTTACCCACTTCGGCAGCGATGGCGAAGTGCAGGATTCGATTACCGCCCGCAACGCCTGATCGTCAGGGCAGTTCTTGGCGATGAAGTTGAGGGCCGCGCCGTACTGGCGGCGGATGTGGCGACGGACGCTCCTCCACGTCGCCTCAACGGCTGCCTTCGTGATTTCGATACGCGTGGCAACACAGCGCAGAAAGGACAGCACCGGATAGGCCCCAAGCAGGTAGGAGGCCGGATCACGCAGAATGTCGAGCGGCAGTTCCTTGCGTTTGGAGTTGCGAAACTGAGCCTCATAGCGCACCCACGGCGAGTTCTTATCGCCCAGTTCCCTGCCCTTCTCATACACGCGCAGCTGCTTTTCCGACTGCTTTCCGCCGACATAGAACGTCTTTCCGTCGCCACTGTCGTAGTCGTCTATCAGCTCCGCTTTCGGACGCTGACCGCGATTGTTGAACTCGCCTTCCTCGTACCACTTCTGTGCCAGGCGCAATGGGTATTCACCAATCAGGTCATCGGCGCACACGTCGACACGGGTGATCCTTCCAGCGCAGCTTTCGAGCTTCGCTCGAAGCTCCAGCCACCGCTGCGCATGGCCGCAGCGCGCTGCGCCTATCGCCTTGCATCCATCACCGGTTAGCTCAATGCGGGCGGTATACGTGCCATCGGCGCGCCGGCACTCTTCGCCGCCAAGTTCGATCATTCCAACGAACTTCTTGGCCGCGTTGACGATCTTGATTCGCCACATGTAGAAGCGGCCGCCGCCGGCCGTTTCATCCAGTTCAAGACCCAGACCGGCGAAGAACCAGCAGAACACCTGCAGGGCAGCAATACGTGCGTTTTCGGGAGAGAACTCGATCCACTGGCGGACCTCCTCGAAGCTGTCGCCATCACGGAACGCGAGTTCGTCCAGCGCTGCGCGCAAATCGATAGAGGCGGAGAACCAGTCAATGCCGACCGTCAGGGTTCCATCGGCGTTCCTGAATTCACTGACTCCCCTGTTAGACGAGGGGAGTCCCGACCCGGCCAGCACCGCGCGATCACCGACCATTGGTGCGGCCCTTCCAGAGCTTCCACAGGCGACGAAGGCCCAGCCATGCCTGCTCGATCACGATGGAGACCAATGCCCCTCCCAGCCAAACGGCGATGAGCACGGCGCACCCCGCAAGACCCATATCGAACTCGGCCAGTTCGGCGAATGAGGGAAAACTGCTCATGCGGCGCGCTCCTGCTCTTCGGCGAACGCGGCTGCTGCCAGCAGATCGCCGCGCTTGGTGGCGGCAATCTCAGCCCTTGCGAGCGCGATGACCTGGGTTTCGCGGGACTGCTGCGAGGCGGTGTAGTCACGCCGGTCGAGCAGCCACGAAACGATGCGAGCGCCGCCGATGGATACGGCCACGATGGCCGCCAGCAGCACGAAGGTAATGCACGGATCGATCATCCCTGTCCCCTGCCCCAAGCCCCAAGAGAACCCGCCAGCGGTCTTGGGGAGCGACTGGCGGGAGTGTCAAGGATTCCTCGACACCGGGGCGAACTGTAAAGTACCCCTGTACACCCCTGTCAAGTAGGTATCGACAATGAGCGCCAGCTACGACCTGTTCTGCCGGTGGAAGCACGTGCAGAAAATCCAGAGCGACAACGCTGGCGCGCTGGCATTGGGCGTGTCTAGGGCAACGGTTTCCCTCTGGAAACAAGGGAAAAACGCGGAAATCCACTACATCGAGCGGATGGCGGTGGACATTGGTGACAGCCCGGAAATGTGGTCGGCTGTTGTGATGGCTGAGCGGAGCAATTCCGAGGACGAAAAGGCCGCATGGCGCCGAATTGCGCAGAAACTCGCCACGGTGATCATGGCGATATGCCTTTTTGTCGGTACCGCCCTACCCCGCGACGTACAGGCTATGCCGCAGGCTGGTAATGGCTTGCACGATATACATTATGCGAAATGATGTACTTGGTGTGATCCGGTTCGTCGGCTTGATCCGGTAATGGCTGCGGATTCTGGCTTGGCTCTTGCCTGCTGCTCGTGACTGCCACAACGGAAACGCCCCAGATCCCACAGCTGTCCGCCCGTATTTCCCCACAAGGACGCCCGCGATTTCCAGATCTCCCCCAAAGATGCCCTTGATTCCTGGATCCGCACCTAAGACGCCCTCGATTTCTGGCTCCACATCCAGCTCGCCCTTGAGTTCCCAACTGCGCACCTGATCGGTCAGAGCTTGTCGCCTGCACTTCCCAGTTCCGCCAGTCGCGACATTGGTCGCAAGAACAATTAGACGAGATCTCGGGCCTGAACGTGCGAACAGTTCAGCGGGTTGAGCAGGACTACAACACCGCGACTTCCCTGGGTGACGCGCCACGCCCCGCTCCACCTGCTCAAGCGCGTCGCTCGCCCCCTGACCAAGCTTTGACCTTAACTGGGCGTCGGTGACTCCCTCCCGTTCTGGTCGGCATCTGGGCCTTGTAGCGGCTCAAGCGCTGAGCTATAACGCCTTAGCCAGTCGCTATAAAGCGCCGGTGTTGTGCCCGCATAGCCAATAGGCTCCGGGTGCCCGAGGTCCACCCAATGGGGGCACGGGAATCCTTCGATTCCGGAGCCATCCATGACCGCCAAACGCCGCAGATCCCTTCGCACTTCTGCCTTCTA